ATTATCTACTCAGTAAAATGAATAAGGGTTCTCAGTTTCAATATGCTCTAGATCGTATGATCCAACTCTGTGATCACTATGATGAAGAAGGATTGAAAGAGATTCTTTCCGAATCAAAAACAGATATGAAAAATCATCTTAAAAAGAAAAAGTCTAAGGGTGAGGGATTCTAATGAGCGAACAAAAACATATTGTTTGTAATACCTGTGGTGGAAAAGGATGTAAAATTTGTCACTCTGGGTGGGAATGCACTATGGTAGAGTTTGGTATCTGCAATAAGTGTGATATGGGATGGAAAATAGGTGAGGATAAAAATGAGTGATAAAATTGTATGGACACAAAAACCTCTGATTTCTGACAGAGATTGTATTCTTCTTTGCCTGAAGAATGCTCCATGTGGAACAAGTAAAAAACAAGTTGAACGACTAATTAAGGAGTATGAAACTAAATGAAAAACAAAGTTAGAGCACAAGTAAAATCAAGATTTTACTATATTTTTTGGGGAACCGCTACTATCTCTGTAGTTCTGGGACAACTTTATGTTGGTACTGGATACCGCTTATTGTATGGAGGTATGGATGATCTCCTTAATAAGGTTGATGGAGTTTTACTTCATCAAGGTGGTCGCATCAATAAATCTAATCCTTTTGATAATTACTTATGAGTTTTTTCAAAATTGATAAGAATACGTTAGTAGAACCAAGAGTCAAGACTACACCTCAAAATGTTCAAGACGCAAATGAAGCATTATTCCGTGCTAAAATGACTCTACCTGCTGCAGCAAAACACTGTGGTATGACCCATAAGGAAATGAAATTGACCTTTTGGGAATATTTGAAGTACAACAAACCTGATTATGAAATCTCTGAAGACTCCCCTCAGGTATCCAGGGGGTAAATCCCGTGCCTGCACAAAATTAGATCAATACATTCCTAATCTTGATGGGTATAAAGAATATCGAGAACCATTCCTTGGTGGTGGTAGTGTCGCTATTCATATTACCAAGAAGTATCCTCATCTTGACGTTTGGGTAAACGACTTATATGAACCTCTCTATAACTTCTGGTGTGAGTTGAGAGATAGTGGTCAAAGAATGCGTGATGAGTTGACTGATCTAAAATGTCGCCATCCAGATCCAGAATCTGCTAAAAAATTATTTCTTGAAGCGAAGGAGTATTTAAATTATGGAGAACAAAGAACAGAACCCTTTCATCGTGCTGTTAGTTTCTTTATTGTTAACAAGTGCTCTTTCTCTGGTCTCACTGAATCATCATCCTTTTCTGCACAAGCATCCAACAGTAACTTCTCCCAGCGAGGAATAGATAAACTTCCTGCCTATTCTGAGATTATCAAAAATTGGAAGATAACAAATAAAAGATATCAAGAACTTTTATCTGATGATAGAAAGTGCTTTACTTATCTCGATCCTCCATATGAGATTGCATCAAATCTTTATGGTAAGAAAGGAGATATGCATAAGTTATTTGATCACGATGGGTTTGCTACCATTTGTGATAGGTTTGTCGGACCTCAACTAATATCTTATAATTCATCGCAATTGATCAAAGATCGTTTCATAGATTATCAAACTGGTGAATTCGATCTTACTTATACAATGCGTTCAGTTGGTGAATATATGAGAGAACAAAAAGAACGTAAAGAACTTATTCTTTTTAATTATAGTCTAGGTCCCAAGATCAAACTTAACTTTGATGGGTGTTACAACTATAGTAAATTAAAAGATGAAGGATTAACTGACTGATGGAACTTAAAGATTGGCTTAATTCAATTAATCAGACTAAGGAAAATCTGATTGATGAAGATCCTTCACTTGAAAAAGAATATCCTCCATACATTATCAATCGTTGTTTTTCTGGTCATCTTGATGCAATTATGTTTGCAAATGAGATGAATCAGTACAATTTTCTTCCAAAGAAAATGCAATATGATTTTTATCTAAATAGTCTCAGGAAAAAGAAGAGATTCTCTCCCTGGCTCCGACAAGATAAAATCAAAGACCTTGATTATGTCAAACGTCATTATGGTTATAGTAATGAAAAGGCAAAGCAAGCTTTGAACATTCTCACAGAAGAACAACTTAACGTTATTAAATCGAAATTTGACATTGGAGGAAAAAGATGAGCGTGGTTCAAGAACCCGAAGTGAAGTGGACACCTGAACAAATGGTTGAAGTGGTTCTTAATGAACCTGACGACTTTTTGAAAGTGCGTGAAACTTTGACTAGAATCGGAGTGGCATCAAGGAAGGAAAAGAAGATCTATCAATCCTGTCACATTTTACATAAACAAGGAAGATATTTCCTTGTACATTTTAAAGAATTGTTTGCTTTGGACGGCAAGCATGCTAATCTTACTGTTAACGACGTTCAGCGTCGTAATCGTATAGCCCAACTGCTTGCAGACTGGGGTCTTATTGGTATTGTAGATGTCTCTAAAATTCAAGATATCGCTCCGCTTAATCAGATTAAAGTACTTGCTTACAAGGACAAGCAGGACTGGATTCTCGAAACTAAGTACAATATTGGATCGAAAAAGAAGAAGGTTGAAGTTACCGAGTAAAGATAAATAGTAAAAACCATACTCTCATAAAATGAGTCAAAGACCTGCTGCTTTTATAGTCGATAATTTTTTATCTGCTGACAAGTGGCAATATATTACTGATCATGTAAATCAATCTAATTTTCTCTCTACTGATTCATTCAATGAGTGGAGAGATTCTTTTTATGAAGAAATAATTGGATGGATTGATGAAAGAACACAAGAAATGGGAATCTGGCAGGATCACTGGAAACAGACAATACCTTTATATTCTTTTATAAACACTTGTCCTGTTGGTTTTGATAGAGAAGTTGCTAACGACGGATATCATATGGATTTTGGTGGATATGTTTATTACATACATCCACAGTGGGGTGATAATTGGGGTGGAAGATTAAAACTTAGAGATTGTGAAGTTGATACTTTACAACCAACTCCCAATAGATTTGTTTGGATTAATCCTGGTATTTGGCATGGTATTGAAGTCACTAATAGCAATGCAACTAATAATAGAATAACAGTAGTTGGTTGGCCAGAGGGATGTGTTGAAAATGCAACCTGTGATAGGATAATAAATACAAATACGGGAAACTGATATTAGATGGGCTCAAATAAATTTAATCGTGCTTTGGGGCACCTTAAGTCTACAAGTATTGACGAAAGGATTCGTCAACTTGATGAGCAGCCAACTAATAATACGTCGCAGATTTATATTGACCAACCAGATAGCACCACAACAACTGAACTAAATCCAAATCTTAATCCAGTAGATTTGACCGTTGGTGATACTAATGCAACTAAGAGAGATACCTCTGGTCTTTTTATGCCAGATGGAACTATTCTGACTGAAGAACCACCTGGAGATACTAGTTACATTCTTGGTCCTATGGCGGCTATGTATTATACATGGTCGTATCCTTGGACGATGATTGGTTACATCCGCCAATCAGATCGTAAAATGGTGAACCTTGGGCGTATTGATGGTAAGTTGTCTGATTGGAATGGAACAGCAGGAAATGCTACTTCTGGTTCTGGTACATTCAACTCTTACGGGCAGCTGACACTTGAACAAGCAGTTTGGTTTAGGGATATAAAAAAACAATCTGGTGCATCTAACGATCCATCAACATACAACTATTACGCTTTTTATCCAGGTCCTCCATCACAAACTCCTGATGCTTTTGGTAGATATCCTTGCGTCATAACTGGAGTGCCAAAACGAAGGACTGAAACAATATCAGATCCTGCAACAAATCATGCAACGGGATTGGATCCGAACTGGGGATTGCCTGGATTGCCAAATCTTTCTCCAGATGAAAGAAAGAGAAGAAATGATAGACTTAGAGATTTGATGGGTAGAGACCCGTCAACTCTTACTGATACAGAGAGACAAGAATTGATGGATGCTGGACTTGATGACTTTGTTAAGGGTGGTGATACACAATCTCCCTTGGGTAATCTAGCATTGTTGGGATTAACTTTTGCTGGAGTTAAAGCTGCTGCAGCAGCTGGATTAGGTCTTCTTGGAAAAGCATTAGGACTAACCGGTGCTGCAACTCAAGTAGCACCTCTCATTGGTAGTGCCGATAGTGCTAGTGATTATAATAAACAGTTAGCAATGAAACTTCCAAGTTCTATTCTCTCTGGAACTCCTGCAGAAATTAAATTGACACCTCGTGCTGCACAAGATCAAATCAATAACTTAGATCCAGCAGCAGTAGAACGGTTTTTAACTGTGGGTGGTGAACCACCCAAACCAAGTGCCGATTCGACAATAAGACCTCAAAATAAAGGGCAAATTCTTACTGGTGATTGGGGTACTCAAGGTGGTTCTGAAATTCATTATGATCCTAAAACTGATACAATTACTATTACTAGTGAAAAAACATTAAGAACAACTAGTGGTGGAAATACAGTTCAGACAGATTCAACTGGCAGGATAATAAGTTTTAGTGATATTCCTACTCCACCCCCAGAAAAAGTTGACCAGATATCTAAAGATCTTTTAAATAATCCTATTATTGATGCTGCTCTTGGTGGTCTTGGTAATGTATATAATGCTGTTGTTGGACAGAGAGGTGATTTTCAACCTGCTGCAATTGGTCCAAATCCTTGGGATATGATAAAGAATGATCCTGCAGCGAAAGCAGAGTTTACAAAACAACTATCACAACAAGGAACTAGTCTTGCTACTGGAGCAGTTCAAGGAACAGCATCGAACGCTGTTGCTCTTAGACAGGCACTTACAAATTTGGGGGTTCCCCCAAGTGAAATTGAAAGAAATGGCGGTGCATTTGGTCAAGTATATTCCCAAACAAGTTATAGTGGTGACCAAATTCCTGCTGAAATTAGGGGTGCAATTAATAATAGAGTCCGTAAAGTTGAATCAGTTAACTATAATCATAAGCGTAAAAGAATCCTTCGTGAGATCAAAAATGATGTTATTATTCCAGAAGAAAAGAAAGAAAAACTGAAAGGATATCGTCCTAAGTTCAAAGGTGCTCTTAATGAATATGATAAGTTGAT